TTACAGTATAAAGGTAAAACATACCCACATTTACAAGCAGAAGGCAACGCATCTCAGTTTGCTATTCCTTTTGCAAAACATTTTTGTAAAGGTGATGGATTCGATATTGGTTGTAATCGTAAAGAGTGGGCATTTCCTGATGCACAACCAATCGATTTATTATTTGATGATGAATGGGAAGCCTATAAATTACCTAGAAAAGTAAATTACATTTATTCTAGCCATTGTTTAGAACATCTACCCGATTGGATCAAAGCATTAGATTATTGGACATCCATGTTGGAAAGTCCAAGTTCAGAAATCCGTGATGGCAAAATAGTATTGAATCCTGGCGGAACATTATTCTTATATCTACCTCATTACAGCCAAGAATACTGGAGACCATGGAACAACCGAAAACATCTTCATGTATTTACTCCAGAAATCATTTATGATTACATGGTTGACCGTGGTTACACAAATATATTCCGTTCAGAACGAGATTTAAATGATTCGTTTATGATTGTTGGTGAAAAATCATGATTATCAACATCGAACCGGGAACTTTCGGTGCAGTTCGTAATGGAGATTTAATTGCTGTTTGCAATGTTGTTGAACATCTAAGAAAAATTAATAATGATTCAAAAATCAGATTTCACATGAAACCTGGTTCTATAAGTAGTGAAAAACATGTACAGGATTTTCATTCGTTCTTAATTAGTTTCACCGACTATTTTTCTGCATTTGAAGGATCAGAATCTTTACCTTGGTGTAGAGTGAATGTTTGGGATTTTCGTGACCTCTGTGGTGATCTGGTAAAAATAAAAAATCCATTTGAATCTAAGAAAAAAATAGTTATATTTCCATTATTCGATGCTCCATACAATCAATGGAGGAATTGGCCAGGTCATGTGTTCGAACAAATCTTAGAAAAATTTAATAAACCGGAATATGAATCATATGAAAAGGTTATTTGTTATAAAAATGATTTAACTGTACCTAATTGGACAACTAGTACTGACTTTTTAGAAAACATACAACATATTATGGATGCAGAAATATTTGTTGGTGGTGATACAGGAACCACACATTTTGCTTTTGTTTTAGAAAATGGTCCTAAAGAATTGTTATATTATGGATCAAGTCGAGCATTAGTACATACATTACCTTTCTATATACTACAAGGTAAAGGTAAAATGACAAACTATTGGATGGATTTTGAAGGAACCAAATGGCAATGAAGAAAATATTTATTACAGGTGTAGCAGGATTTTTAGGTTCACATTTGGCTGATGCTTTTTTGGCCAAAGGATATCAAGTCGCTGGAATTGATAATTTATTGGGTGGTTATCGTGATAATGTTCCAGATGGTGTTGAATTTTATGATTTTGATTTACTTGAGTTGGACCGACTTCAAAACATTATGAAAGGTTGTGATGTGGTATATCATACTGCATGTACCGCATATGAAGGATTATCCGTATTCTCACCTTCACTAATTGTACAAAATACCACTCAAATTGCTGTCAATGCAATGACTGGCGCCATTCAGGCTGGTGTTCCTAAATTTGTACATTGTTCATCAATGGCAAGATATGGTACACAAGATAGAGTTCCATTCACCGAAGATATGATTTGTAAACCTCAAGATCCATACGGAATTGCCAAATATGGTACTGAACTGTTATTGAAGAATTTGGCTGAGGTACATGATATCGAACTAGTAATTGCCATTCCCCATAATATCATTGGACCTAGGCAAAAGTATGATGATCCTTTCCGTAATGTGGCAAGTATTATGATTAATCTGATGTTACAAGGTCGTCAACCCATCATTTATGCTGACGGATCGCAAACCAGGTGTTTTTCTGATATATCTGATGATGTTGGCTGTCTTGTTGAATTTGCTGAGAATCCTAAGGCGGTTGGAGAGATTTTTAATATTGGTCCTGATGAGAATCCGGTAACCATTTTAGAATTAGCTCAGGTTACTGCCAAACTACTGAATTTTAATCTGGATCCAGTATTCATGCCAGGTCGACCACAGGAAGTCAAACATGCAAATTGTTCGGCTGATAAAATTCGTTATTTCTTTGGTTATGAAACAAAAACTACATTGGAACAATCCTTACAAAAACAGATTGATTATATCAATGTTCGTGGTCCTAAAGCTTTTGAATATCATTTACCGCTCGAAATTATTTCGGAAAAAACTCCTAAAACTTGGTCACAAAAATTGTTCTAATTCCAATAATTTGGACGCTATATATCGAAGCCAATATCCCTAAAGTGGATTTTATAATTCTAAAAGTTGTATAAATAAGCAACCGGCAACCAAAGTGTGTTGCAAATCTAGAGGGAAAATTCATGTATTCATTTTTATCATTCTTAAAGGAAGAGGCTTCTGGTGAAGGTTCTGAATTGAAACATATTCACCATGCTGAAGATAGACCTTTAATGCACGGCCATGCCGGATTCGAACATGCACATGCAGCTTTGATGAAAGCTCATGCGCATATGACTGGTGGACATAAGAACACCAATCTAACAATGAAATATGATGGTTCTCCATCTATTGTCTTTGGTCACCATCCCAAAAACGGTAAGTTCTTTGTAGCAACTAAATCTGCTTTCAATAAGACACCTAAAATCAATCATACAGAAAAAGATATTGATAAGAACCACGGACATGCTCCTGGTTTAGCAAGAACACTCAAACATGCACTCAAACATTTACCTAAAGTAACACCTAAACATGGTGTATATCAAGGTGATTTGATGCACCATGCAGAAACCAAAACACTACATGAAGATTACATCGTAGAAGCTAAAGGTGATGTTTCTTTTACTCCTAATACAATCACTTATACTGCTAAAGGTGAACACGCCAAAGCAATTAAGAAATCTAAAGTTGGTGTTGTGGTTCACCACAAATATAGTGATGATATGAAACATGCTTCACCCCATGTTGATATGAGCCACTTCAAACATCACACAGATGTTCACATTCATGGCGCAGAACACGATACAAGTAAAGTTAAACATTCTGCTGAGAATGAAAAGACATTTCAAAAACATATGGCTGCAGCAAAAGAAATTCATGATACACATGGCCATAAGATGTATGATGCTGTTCACTCTAAACATAGTGGTGAACACGGACACCTTGCCACATATATAAACAAAACCGTAAGACATGATGAAGTTCCAAGTGTTAAAGGTTTTAAAGAACACTTAAAATCTCATCATGACAAATTGGCTGCCAAAGTTTCTACTGAGAAATCCAAATCAGAAAAGACTAAAGAGGGTGCTTCACAAGTTGCTCATGTTGAGAAACATAAAGAACATTATGGTAACTTGTTTGCAATGCACCACCATTTACATCAAGCTAAAAATGCTTTGGTTAAATCTTTAGAAACACATGAGGGACACTACCAACATCACATTGCTGGTAAGAAGTCTAAACCTGAAGGTTTCGTGGTTCACCATGATAATCAACCAACTAAATTGGTTAATCGTGCTGAATTTGCTAAACAAAATTTATTAAAAGTCCGTAAATGAAATCATTTTTAGAATTAGTTGAAGAAACAAAACAAGGTGAAAAACACCATGTTATGACCTTTGGTCGCATGAATCCACCCACCACAGGTCATTTAAAACTAATCGATAAAGTCAAAGATGTTGCCAAGAAACATAATGCAACACATTCCGTAGTGGTATCACATTCACAGGATGCCAAGAAGAATCCTCTATCAGGTGAACAAAAAGTTAAACATCTGAAAAGATATTCTCCTGATACAAACATTCACAAATCTTCAGCCGAAGCACCAACAATATTACATCATGCAGCAAAAGCTCATGGTGCCTCACACTTACATGTGGTGGTTGGTTCTGACCGTGTTAAAGAGATGCATCATCTATTACACAAATACAATGGTGTTGAAGGTAAACACGGAAAGTATCATTTCAAGAAAATTACAGTTCATTCTGCTGGACAAAGAGATCCTGATGCAGAAGGTTCTAGTGGTATGTCTGGTACTAAGATGCGTCACCATGCTGCTTCAGGCAACTTCAAAGAGTTTCGTAAAGGTGTACCAGAACACGTTTCAGATAAACACGCAAAAGAATTGATGCACGATACTCGTAAAGGTATGGGTATACATGAAGATGTTAACCGTAGTCTTTTTAAAGCTATCTTTGTAACCGGTGGTCCAGGGTCAGGTAAAGATATCATCATTCGTGAGGCTATTGCTGATTCTAGAGCTGTAGAATTGAATCAAATTCAAGCTTATGATTATCTGGCAGATAAACAAAAACTATCTGAAAAGACAAGCGATTTACGCAGAGAAGCTATTCGTAACCGTGGTTCTTTGATTATTAATGGTCCTGCTGATGATATGGACCGTATTTCCTATATTAAGGAAGAGTTGGAAGAATTGGGTTATAAGACTATGATGGTATTCGTAAACACCACAAACGAAGCCAGTCAAGAACGAAATACAAAATTATCTAGAATGATGGTTGAATCCGTCAGATATGATAAGTGGATGCAAGCTCAGAAAAACAAACAAGTTTTTTCTGAATCCTTTGACAATTTCATGCACATCGATAATACTGGTACGTTAAGTTGTATTGAAGAAGATATAACTAATACATACCTAAATATCAATGAGTTTATTGAAAACAAGTCCTATAGTGAAGTGGCACTTTCCTGGTTACAAAACCACGGTAAGTTAAATATAGGTGATA